AAATCTTAAATAGTTTAATGCTAATTCTTTACCATCTTTTACATAGTCTTCTAAAGCTTTATGCACTTCTGTTCCGTAGATCATCTTGTCTGACGGTATGACTACAAAGTTTTGAGCTACGCGTATCTCATAGTATTTCTTAGGACACTTAATGAACTCATTTAAAGCCGAATAAGACCATGTGTAATTAGTCATTATCCCTTATCTACTTTCTGAACATTCCCCGTCGATTTATTGAGCTCGTACTCTGCTAACTTTTCATGCGTTTCTTTATGTTCTTTTAGATGCTTACGAAATATTAAATCAAAATTCTTTTCAAATTGTTCGTTGTTAGGTTTAGATTGTAACCAATCACCCGTCACATCATTTTGTGCTGTTTTTTTCATGTTCTTTTACCTCATTAACTAAATCTTCGAATGATAATGCGTCTACGTCTTTTTCAAATTCAATACTTAATAAATACCTTGTAGTTTCGAAATTATATACTGTATGGTTCACTTGTGTATTAAATAAATAATAGGTCATAGGTTTGTATTTAAGTTCTTCTATATCAAATACTGTGCCATATTTATCGGGAGCAAATGCACATATACTTCTATCAAAGGGAGTCAATAACATATTAATCCCAACACCACGTCTAGTATCTGTATGCCAATCGTAACAAACATACGGATCTAATTTAAGCACTCCTGCAATGAAGTTATGTTTTGTTAATAGCCATGCAAAGAATCTATCTTTAAATAGTAATTCAGGTGGTACTAATCTAGCTTTGAAGTTATAGTATTCTTGCCATTCACTAGGTTGCATAGCAAAGTCTAACAACTCAGATGTTATGGTAGACTTTCTTTCTATTTCATAATAAGGTTTCATTTATATGTCCTTAATATCCATCGTGCAAAATTAATAAGTTGTTCTTTTGTTGCGCTTGCTTTCATTGTATTAGCTAGGTGACTTATAACTTGTACATTACCTTTAACATATCCTTTACTATTATCTATTCTATCTACTGATGCGGAATTAGGTGTGGGCCCTGATTTCTTACCCTCTGTATATACTTTAATAATTGGTATGTCTAGGATAGGGCATACAGTAGGTATATTAATATCTGTTTCCTCTATATTAAACTCAAAATTCTTATCCTTAGCCCTTCGTTTTGCCGAATTAAATAATACTTTGCTCGGATTTTTTTCTTTATACATCCTACTACGTTCTGCCCAACCACCATACTTTGATACAACATATTCTTCGATACGGGCAGAGTTTTTTCTTCTCCACTCTCTTAAATAATCATTCTTTTGTTTGGTATTAGCAGTCGCCATAACTTTCACCATAATACGCTTCACAAGCGACGGGTAGCCCACTCGCCCAACCAGGAGGCGTTGACATAATGTCTACGATGAAGTCATTAGCTAACTTGACTTCGGGTGTTGGAACTACGCAGACTACCGCATCGTGAACAGTTAACACAGGACGATACTTCTTACTTACTTCTAACATCTGCTCACCCACAATAATACGGGCAAGCGCTTGAACTACATTCTCTACTACTGATCCACCCCATATAGATATCATACCTCTACGAGACTTATAAACAAATTTAGATTTAGCTTCTGAGACATCCCATGTAAGTCCGGGATACTGAATATATAATCCATTGGGTAGTTTAATACCTTTTGGTGTAACAAGTAATGATTCATTACCTAAGTAGTAGGGTTGTTTACCTTTAGGCCATGATGCCATGTCTTGTAATGCATCGTCACAATCACTCCATAACTTAATAACTTTATCATTAACTTCGCGGTAAACTCTAACAAGATTCCTACATTCTTCTTCAGTTAATATAGCGCCCGGAGGTGACGTCTTTAATGTGTGTTGTAGCTTTGCCCACCCTGTGCCGTAGCCTAGACCTAACGTACATGTCTTACCTACAAATCGTTCTGTCGCATCAGCTTTAGTAATGGGTCTGTTATAAACTTTAGATGCAAACTCTGAGTAAACATCTCGTCCTTCTTTATACCATTGCACAATATCATCTTGTCCACTTAACCAAACTAATACACGCGCTTCAATCTGTGATGAGTCACAGTTAATTACTTGATGTTCTTCAGGTGCTACGACTGCGTTCTTGAGTGCTTTCTTTTTCTTATCTCTGGAGGGTAAGTTCTGGAAGTTAACCTTATCTGATCCTGCCCAACGTCCTGTATGAGCGCCATAGTATTTAAGTGGGATAGGTAGTTTACCTTTGTTACGGCCACCAATACCAATAAACCTTTCAATGCGTGCCTCTTCCATAGTTGATTTAGTACCCAACCGAACGCGACATAGTTCTTGAATAAATAAATCTTCGTGTTCAGTCAGTTCAATAAATCCGTTGTCGTTCTTAGCTAAGGCAAACGTAGGGTTACCTGTTGCGGGACTTGTCTTCATGGGTACTTCTACGCCTAACTCGGTTAAGAGTTCTGCAAATTGTTTATTAGATGCAAGCTTTGCTCTAACACATTCTTCTGAGTCACATTCTAATCGCTTCATTAGACCTTGTAACATCAAAGCTTTTTCTTCTCTTATCTCGTCAAGCCTAGCTTGTAGTAATGCATCGTCAACCTCTAAGACAGGCTCGGTATACATGCGTAACGTCATATCAATCAGTTTAATTTCATTCTCAGGATAATCTTGTGCGAGAATTTGGAATAGTTTATAGGTAAGTTCAACATCGTTAATACAATAATTTCCGTACTGTAATAACTCGTCTTCACTAAAATCTTCTAAGCGTTTGCCTTTGGCCTGAACTACTTCTGTTCCTTTAGCACCTAGTTCATATCGTTCGACTAACGATGCAAGACTTCCACCGGCATCGATTCCGTGTATTGCCCTAGCCATGCTGAGTGTATCGAGGTAGAGATGTGGAGTGATATTAAAACGGAAAGACAATATACCACCATCAAACTGAGTATTATGACAAAGAAGCGCGGAGTTCTTCCAATCAATCTTCTCAAATTCATTCTTGATCTCTTGATGTGTGCCTGTAACCCACTTTGTAACGCCACTATCAATCTTAATACCAACGCCGATGACTTGAAATCTTTCATCTCTAATATATTCCTCTGTGGTTATGCCGGATAAACTAAAACCTACGTCGTAGTAGGTCTCAAAATCTAGTGTAACTAGTTGCATGTATTGTCCTTAATAAATTAATGCTATCTTATGCAAACGACAGATAGCGGTGCCGTCAATTTACCCAACTCTTTCTGAAGGAGTTGAACCACTTGCATTGTGGCGGAGTCTACCTTGTGCAAACGACAGGTAATGTGCCGTCCTATAATCCGACTTCGAGGAGTGAAGTCGCCCACTTGCACTGTGAGTTTGTATGGTGAGTTACTCGCGGTTATATAATTGCAAAAATACCATCACGAATTTTCGTATATAAATAAAGTGCTTTCACTCATTAACTTATTTGTTGTGCCTTTCATGTTCATTTCTACATTCTACTGAACACCAACGTCTTGTATCTTTTACAAGGTTACTACACCATAAACATTTACCTGTATCATTCGTAGGTGTTTCTGCTTGCGCATGTGCATTAGCTATTGCTACATCTACAATCTTTTGTGCATATTCATTTGCTACATCTATATCGTCATCCAAAGTCGCATCTCCGCCAGTCCCTCTGTTAGCTACAGGGTTATGTAATAGTCTGTAATTCATTTTCTTTGCGGAGTTTCAATCCGTTTCTTAATCCTTCAGGTGTAGGGTCAGGTAATTTAATTAACCCTTGATCCGATAAATACTTTAATCTATGTGCGTTTGTAATGCAATCTTTTATTATATCTTTTCTAGTGCAATGAGGATGAGTAGTCATATACATCTTAAAAAACTCTGCCTGTCTTATATCTTCTAGTTTTGTATACATTAAAACAAACACTCTTCATAATCATTCGTATTGAAAGGTTTAGGTTTCTCTACGACTAGTTTAATGACTTTAGCACAAGGATTATTATTTGTAAACCATTTCGCTTCCTTGACAGACCATCTATGTTGGCGTATGACTTCGCCCTCGTCATCTACTACTGCGTATGTAAAAGGCATAGCGTCATGCATATCGTCCACTCCAATACATTTCCAATAAACCACATAATTGCGAATACTACAATACCATCAGTAATGGCTTGTAACTTGTTATAGTCCGGTGTTTGCATCTACTAACCTTTTAGTCGCTTCTTTATAACTTTTAATACCATCTAATTTTTCTTGTTGAGATTCATCTTTGTATAGAGGGGTTAGCACGATGTTGTGTCGCTTACTAGGTAAATCTCTAAACCAAGAAAGTTCTTTGGGGCGTGTCAACATTAGTGATGACCATATAAGATTGCCTTGATGATCATACTCTTCTAATGCCCATGCGTATGGGGTTTTATCTACTTGCATATTTTGATTCCTCCTGTTTATAGAATATTAAACGAGACCATTGAACAATCGGCTTCATCTTCCATGGGTTCTTAATACTTGTATCATGAAAGTGCGTTGCCCCTCGTGAATAGTCAGGTTCAAGGTTGTGCATTATACGCCAAGCAATATTATAATAATAGGTATTTATTATAGGCGGTTTCTTAACTCCGTACCATGAAAACTGATAAGGTCGTTTCATTTCATAACATACGTTCTTATGATTAAACTCTGCTCTTCGCATCAAAACGTAGCCCACGGCAATCTGAGCTTGTGGTGGCTCAGTTGCGGACTCCATGAAGATAGTTGTGGCGAGACATGCCAATGCTTGATCGATCATAATGACCTCCTAAGGAACAGGTATCAGTTCAGATTATTTTTGGTTTGCTAGTTCTAATTCTTTAAGCATCTGAAGGTTGTGGATAGCTTTATCAATATCTTTTAAGCCACCTTTGTCACGCCATCTTGTAATATACTTGATAGCATTACCCTCAATGAATGGGATACCATTTACATGTATGTAAACGATAGGTTGGATTTTGTATTTTTTATAGTGGTCACCATCCACTTGTTGCTCTAACGGGTTTACTTCTGTCATTATAGTCCTTTCATAATGGTCAGCAATTCGTTTATATTACTCTCATTCACCACGAATGCCAAGCCCTGATTGTCTTTGATGAGTTTCATGTTGTGTTTTTGCAACAAAGTAGGTTCATTGTTTCCACTCTTACATTCAATACCAATGAAGTGTCCTTTGTAGCACACGATAATATCCGGCACTCCTGACCTACCATATCCCGCAGTCATAGGGGAAAAGTGATAGGCCTTGAGGTCGTCTAGTATCTTCTTAACTTGTTTCTTTACT